GAGAAATCCTGCCATACCGTATCCTGCAATGATTGCATTTGACGGACGGCGATTTGCCCTCTGGAAGTTCACATCAGCATCAATAAGTGCGTTGTAAATCCACTGCTTGTAATCAGTAACGGAAAGAGAAAGTGATGCGCGTGAGGCAATTGCAACCTGTGGGTTTGGGCCTAACCATGGCTGAACTAATCCAGTACCAATGTTCTGCGAGAACTGAAGTCCAAGAGCGGTTCTTGTAATGTTCTGTAAGTGCCGACCCATTAAGTTACGACCGAACTCTTCAGTAAATGCATTTACGAGTTCGGATTCAACATCGAGTCCTAACTGCGCTCTTGCATCTTCCTGAGCTTCCAGTGAGAATGCAGTACCCATTAACTGCTTCACAACCTGAAGCTGTAAACGGTTTAAGCTCATTTTTCCCTTAGCGGGAATTCCAAACTCTGCCGTTAAGTTCCAGTTGTATTCAACTGAAAGAATGTTTGTGCTATCTGACTCACGAAGAAAGTCGAGCCAGAAAATCCAAGCCGAAGGGCCGGGAAGTGGCTGAATAACAGAGAAGTCTCTCTGCATCAGCATTGCGTAAACGCGACGAACAATAGGAAGCGCAAACCGAGTCGGCAAAGCTTCATCGGAAGTTGCGGTGTCCTGAACAAGAGTTACATTTCCGCCGACAACTGGAAGTTTCCGCTCAATCTGGAACTTATTCTGGTTTTCAAGAATAAGCGACATTTTTCGCTTCTGCTCCGCAGTTAACTTTGGAAAGTCCATCTGTTCGTGAAACTCTTCCATTGCCGCGTACTGCTTTGGAGTCTTAATCTTAACTTCTTTCGGAATATCTTCTAAATCAAGCCATCCGTTCTTGGCCCATTTTCGATAGACCAATTCACCTTCGTACTTAACTCGATCTTCCGCAGAAAGTTGCGACCAAGCCTGAAGTCCTTTTAATTGCTCTTCGTCAAGTTTCTGAAGTTGAACTCTCATTAATTCGGCACCACCAATGCGCCGACACGCTCAATGTTTTCGTCAATCTTCTCTTCGTCCTCAGTTTCCTGAGTAAGACCCTGACTTGAAGTAACAGGAAATAACTTCTTAACCTTATCCTCAAGTGTTTCTGCCGTAACAGACTTGATTGAGGCGCTTGCATTAACGAAATGCGGAAGAAGCTTCGCAGCAAATTCCTCTTTCGTCTTGCAAGTTCCGGCTAATTCAAGAAAAACTTTCTCAGCTTCCTCTTTCTGAGGGTGCTTTGAGGCCATTTCCTTTGCATAGTCGTTTAATTCGGTACGAGCGTCCTTCTCTTTTAAGGTAGCGACTTCAGCGGCGAGATTCTTATTCTTTGTCATCTCTGCGCTTAACCGCTCTAGAAGGGGCTTCTCAATCTCTCCAACAATCTCAGGCATGGCCTTGACTGCTTCAAGAGTTATTTCATCCGGCACTTGTTGACTAACCTCCTTCTTTTTGGTAATTTCTGATTCTTTTTCGACAGTCGCTTCTGCTGTTAATATTTCTAGACCATACGTAGGCATTGCTGGCGCATCAGGAGCGAAATCTACACCATCCAGCCAAAGCTTTGTCGGCCTATACATATGTTCGCCATTGACTTTAACTTCCTCTAACTCAAATCTTTTTGGGCCAGACCTTAATGAAACTGCATTCAGCTTCGGCGGTTTAGCTTGCAATAAAATTTGGGCATCCTTGCCTAAAGTCGTTGGCTCGATTTCGAGAATCGCATAGCCAATGCGTCCCTCTTGCTCCAATCCCACAATTCCTCCAATTGGTAGATAATCGGAAGATTCTGCGTGATGGTGCCTCGCGTAAACAGTCAGGGGTTGTTTCCCTGCGGCAATCTGCTTCTTTCCTTCTGCAACTGTTTCAGAAAGAAGAGCGGTTGGAAAATAAACTTTACCGGGAATATGCGGTGGCTTTGCAATTGACTCGCCAACATAAAAAGGCATTTTAACCCTAAGAGTTCCTTCAGCCTGTCCTTCAACTGCTTCTAAAAGAATTGCAGGAGGAACAATACCTTCAAGAACTAAAAAGGATTGAAATGATTCAGGCAATTTTACCTCGTCCTTAATTATTGTCAATTCTATTTCTTCGGCTGACACCCAACCTTCAGGTAGCATACTCGATGCGCCGATGGCTTTGGCCCTCTTTACTATGTGTGCCTTCAGGCGCTTCCCGCCACCATAGGTTCTAATTGCACGACGCAAATGGGTTTTGTTTGTAATTGTTGGATATTTTGGAGCCTTATCATCTTTATTGCCGGGAATACCTTCGGGGTCATTATAGTAGGAACCACCCGGCGGAAGTGCTAAATCTGAAGTTCCAACATCCCCTAATAACCTATCCATTCTTTATAATAGCCTTTCCATTAGAATTTACGCCATTTTTATTAAATCCATTAGCCTGACCCTTTGCTTTAACTAATTCTAATTGCCTTTCTTGATTACTTTCTGCTTGCTGATCTTGAATTCCAGCCTGTACCTGAGCCTGAGCTTCTAATTTTGCCTGTTCCTGAGCAGCAATCTCTTCATTTTCTTTTTCAATTTCAGCTATTTCTTCTTCGGTCATATCGTATCGATGTACTTGAATCCAACGAGGACTTACAACTTTATTCATTAGATTTAATTGATCTGCCTGTGACCTCCAAAGTTCGCTCTGAGCGTCATTCATTTGGTCTGTAGCAGAGAGTTTGGGCCAAGTTATTTCGTAAATAGTTGTTTCTGGATCGTATCCATTCATTAATAAGACTAAATCAATAAATTGTTCAAGTCCCTGACCCAATAACTGCTGAACGCTTCGCAAGAACCTAATAAACTGCGTATCTTGCAAAGTTAAGGTAGCTTTAGCGTTAATGTCCTTCTCAAAACCCAAATGAGCAGGTGGCACTCGCAAGGTTGCAATGAATTTACGGTGCAAGTATTCAACATCGGTAATTTCGTGAATTCCGACGTTTTTCGGGTCAAGAACGTCAACTTGTGACTTGGACGGCTGTACTTGCGATCCAAGTTTAATCCACCCTGTTGAAATAAAGAAGTCGGTCATTACCGAAAATGGGCTATCACGGCGTCCATCAACGTTAATTCGCTGAGTTACATTCTGTTGAAACTCAGTAAGAGCAACTGTTTTCTCTTTCTTGGAGAGGCCAGTAGTGTCAATGTAGAAAATTAACTTCAGATACTCGCGTGTTAATCGTCCAACTACTAAGCTTTGTTCAATTGCCTGAAGCTTTTTGAAGGTTGAACGAGCAACGCGGAAGTGACTTCTACCATATGGAGTGAATCCATCGTGGTTTAATCGTATGTGAATGACCTGCCAAGGAAAGAAAGTAGCAATAATGTCGCCTGTATCGACTACTCTTTGCTCAAAAGCAGTCTCATTGCGTCCATTTACGCACTTTCCATCCGTATAGCGCGGCTTTCCTAATAAAAGCTGTCCCGTTGGGGTTTCATTACGATGCATTGTCGCGGGAGGCAACTGTTTAAAGTCTGAAATCTCTCCCTTGTTATTTACAACAGGTTCAGTAAAGGAATCGCCATACTTGACCAAGTTTCGTGCCATAGGCATGATTTTTTGGTGTAACTTGACTACTTTAACGGCATTATCGATTATTTCCTGTACTGCATCATCCTCTGCTTTAATTACAACCGACATTTGAACCCCATCTTCTGAGGTCGTGACGTTATTGGCAATGATATCAAGGGCAATGGAAGCCTCTTCAGAGGCATTATCCATTTCATCAACATCACGATAGACGGCCCTTCTGTTTGTATCTATCCTAAATTGTCGATCAAATACATTAGAAAGGATGCCGCTCTCGTTTTGAATACCTGTTGACGTACTTTCCTTGTCAACGGATTGCGGCCCAACATTTGGTTGAGCATTAAAAATAGCACTTGCAATTCTTTGAACAAGGTTCGGGTTACGTCGAGGCATTAAATCGCCCTGATTCATAACTGGACTGGTATTAGGTGCTTGATTTATCACTTAATTATTGCAAATTCCTTCTCTGGTCGGGTAATATAAAAATCGAGACACCTTGGACAAAAGGTTGACCGCTGAAGTTCACTTAAATTGACTAATTTGTGAAAACTCATGGGAACTGCTCCACAAACCGGAAATTCTCCCATTTTCTTCACAATATGGATTCTATTGTCCGATCCAGCTACATATACGAATGAAATTCTGTAAGCCATTATTCATCCGGCATAACAATTCCAAATAATCTTTCAACTACGGCAGGGTCGTCTGCCTCATACCTTGGAATGTTACCCTCTTTGTCCACTCCTGACAGCCTCCCGGTCGGAGCAAACTCAGCTTGTACGGTCATTTCACTACTTAATATTGCAGGATAAAACTTTCCCTCAGTTTCAACGTCATCATCTCTAACTCTTCCGACCATTGGATTGCGAACGTGAGCGCGGCCTTCTTTGGTATCAACAATAGAAATACCTTTTGTTGGCCCACCAGAGCCGGGACGAAAGAGTTTTTTAAATATACTCATGCTGTTTGTTGTAAGAACCTCTTTCTACGAACCGTAATGGAAGTATCATTCTTTTGTGAGTTTCCCATGACCTCTACAAAGATTCCGGTACACAGATACCGAAGTGCGTCCATCATATGCTCTGCGGGTTGTGGTTTTTGTGGAGTGTCGAAGGTTTCATCTTCGTTGTGTGGATTTTTCTTCCAAACATACTGAGCGCGATAATCGATAAGGTTGACGCACTCCCTAGCAATTCTTAACTTTCCGGTTACAAATCGATCATATACAAGGTCAATACCGAAAAGTATGTCGTTATTGGCCGCAGTCATTGGAAAACCTTCTTGTTCCGCAGTTAACATCTGATCTGCACCAGCGGGGTCGCCAAATGCCTGATCTACATAATCCAATCCAGCAGTAGTCCATCTTTGAATATGTTGTTTCATTGTCAACTCGGGAGCTTGGTACTCTGCCACAATATATAAAGTGTTATCAGGAGCGAGGCGACCCCACACCGCAGAATTAGGGTTTGAAATTCCAAAGTCGTGTCCTGAAAAGCAGGGCCAATCAGAAGGTATACCATCAGGGAATTCAGTATCAAGATCAAAAATAACATCTTCATTGGGTGGGTCTCCATAAATAATTCCAACTGGTTGTGCGAATATACCTTCATGGTAAATTGCATAGTATTCTGGCCGACGAGATTTATTCTGTTCTAGAACTTCTCGACTATATTTAAGGTTATCTGAAGATTTACAGGGAATCCATTCGATAGTTTCTCGGGGACACATAATTCCACGCTTAATGCAGTCGCAGAGTCCTGCGGTATGGGCATAAACATCTGATTTAAGCCAACCGGGAAAGTAGGGAATAGTTGTAATTAGGATCTGGCCTAATCGATAGTCAGTTCTTCTTTTTACAACGTCCCATGCTGCACGTTGCATATATCCAGCTTCATCCATCCACGCGCCATCAACATGCGGCCCTTCTAGAGTTGATGGGTTTTCCGAAGAACCGAAGAGAATTTGACTTTCATTAAATAAAGTCATAATTTTCTCTGAGTGATTCATTTCATAGCGTACGCCGTACTCTTTGAAACAATCCTCTAGAGAAGTTACCATTACACGTTCAACGTGAATTTGATAACCCATCCCAATAGCAAGTATTCTCTTGCCGGGAGTAGAAAGTAGTTTAAGAACCCAATATGGCGCAAACCATGTTTTCCCTGCGCCTGTGCCGCCGACTAATCCAATTACTCTTTTAATAGACTCATACGCTTGAATCTGGTGATGGTAAAATTCTGGCTGGATTATCGATGATTTCTTTTGCAGCGATCCGTTTGACTGCTGCTGCGTCTGCGGGGTTGGCTCGGATCGATATAAGGATCGGCTGGAAGTTCCCTTGTTCTTTCTCGGCATCTGCGTTTATCCCCATGAGTTTAGCATCGCTCTCTAAGACTTTGGCGGCAACTTCAATTGCCCTTTCTCGTCCTTGACTAATTTTTGGCATGAGTGATTTAAACATAAACTCATATCTATCGTGATGTACCGCTCTTAATTCTTCAGCAGTTTCTTGATCGAGTTTTTCCTTTGCAGCCCTTGCGCATTTTAAGGCCGTGTTTGCATCAGGTAATTGCAATATTTCTGCAATTTCACCCCAAGGCATACCATTGAGGCGCATATCGAGTGCGCGTACTCCATTAGCAAAATAAAGAACTTTCGCTATTTTTGTAACTTTAGGGCCGCGCTTCTGTATTGTCTTAACTTTAACCGTCATTTGCCTTTATATTAAGATGGCCCGTTTTTAAGTGGAGGGTTTGCATCTTCACTCTGCGTAGTATCTGCGTCATATGGAACTGGCGTTGCAGTTGAATCTAATGGGCCGGGAGGCAAGGTTGTAATTCCACCCATTCCATTTCGTGAATAATCAGAAGTTGGGCCATCGGGCATGTTAAGACCATGTTTCTGATCGAAAATCTGCGGTTGCATATTTTCAGGGATTTGATTTGCCCCTAACTGCGAAGCGCCGACTGTTTGGTCATCTACGTCTAGACTTTCGTATTGCTTGTCCATTTACCATCCTCTTGATTTTTCAAAAATTCCGTCGAGCATTTTCTTTCCGCCAATCATTTCTGGCTTATCTTTGTGAATTGGAGTCGTTTCTGCAATGTTAAAGAGTATACAGCAAGCGTGACCGCTCTCCCGAACGTATGTGGGATCAACTTCCTTTAAATGAAGTGCTGATGTAATTCCAAAAGCAGCAACCGCTGGACTAATTGGCCTTTCCTCTTTCTGAGAATCTTTAATTATTTGCCAATGTTTATCGCACCAAAAACTTCCCAAGCGATGATCGTTAAAATCTTCATCGGGAATAAAACCCCAAAATTTATTAAGTAGAGTTTTTAAGGTAGTCATTTATCTAAAATAAGAGTTTCTTCTTCTTTTTCTGCTGATCCATGTTGTGTATACACATGAGTTACGTAAAGCGCCGCACTTGGAGTTTTATAAGGACATTGAGAGCAACTCATAATTTGAGCCGTTGTCCATTGCCTACCTGTCTTTATCCAATCTTCAGGAATTTCAAGCTCAAACTTTGTCATTTTATGATCCCGGCTTTAAAGTAACGAACAAATGTTTACCAACAGTCTTTAAATCCATATCACAATTCTTAAAACAGTTAACAAAGCCTTCCCAATCCTGTTTTACCTTAAATTCATTTGCGGCATTTAAAAGAGGCCGTTCATCTAAAGTACATAAAATTTCTTCAACCGCAAATTCTGCGCGTTCCTTTGGTTTTGTTGGGTCTTTGGAATACATTTTTCCATCTCTAATAACAATTTCAGGAACTTCATCTTGTGGCTGAGTAACCTTCCGCGTGATCGTCGGTGTTCCTGCGGGTACTGCCATCGGAAGATCGTCTGCCATTCGATTCGCTCTCCTTGTATATTAGATGTAGGGCGGCGTGGGCCTTTGGCCTATAACCGCCCTGTTCTTTTCAATCCATCATCATATCAGGAGAAGGCGCTAGTGAACAACGAAGAATTGCTGAGAGCAATGGGTATGAAGCCAAAAACTGTAACTTCAATGGAATCGCCTAAAGTTCCAGAAGATGTAACAGTAGCTTCTAAATTAATGGAAACTTCTCCAATTGGAATGGATGAAGTTCCTATTTCTCGACGCGAAAATCCTTCTAAGGTATTAGATGTTCCGGAAACAAGAAAAGAAATCGATACTACGTTTTCTCACCGTGACCCAAAGAAGGAACCGACTACAAATGAACTTCTTATTTCATTAATCGCTCGGACTCGTAGAACAAATACTTTGCTAGAACAATTACGCAACATAGCTCTCGGTATGCCGATTACGGATTCCAAAGAAGAAGAGGTAAGTCAAAATGGCGAAGGATAAATCACCGGAACAAATCGTCGATGAAGTAGAGGCTGCGTTAGCAAGTTCACATCCCTGTCCTTATTGTGGATTGTGGGACGGAACTCATACAGTAACTTGTGAATATCTAAAGCACAAAGGAAACGTAGATGCGGGACGAGTTTCTGGAAAGTCTAATAAAACCGTCAAGACTGACGCGCCAGTTCTCGAAGAGTCAATTGAAGAAGATAAAGGAAAAGACTCGGAAGAGAAGGATGAAGCAAAACCAAGTCAGGCGGAACTTCTTGAAAGGATGAAACCTAAGAAGCAGTGATTCCGTTCTCTTATTCAGTTTTAGTTTTGATATTCTGTTTTGGAGTATCCTTTATGGTGATTGGAATTTTTAGGGAGATAAAGTGGCAGATATCAAAACTGTCGAAATAAATATAAATGTCGATCATCCAAGTTTATCAGAAGTTAAAGTTAATGGAGAAGCAGTACAGAATCTTTTCGGCATATATATTCATGCGAATGTCGCGCAGCAACGCGCGGAAGTAGAATTTGAAACAAACGGTAATCAATTAGGGGTCGAAAAGGGAACTTGGAGTTTCTTTATCAAGCCTCATTGTCCCAAATGTGGATTTGACGGAGTAAGAACTCATGCGATTAGTGTCGGAGAAGCTAGTGAGAGTTCAGATGATTCCAAATCTACCGGAGTTTCTGAAGGAACATCCCTGCCCACCGATAGTTCCGAATAAAAACACTTCGATGTGGGTGAAAGATCGATTGGTCATTCACGACAACGACGAAGGGTGTATAGAAATCTACAAACGCAATCCTAATGGATTCATTATGACTTCAAGGATTTTTGGATAATGGGATATCCAATGACTTATGGTCGCATGATCTCTCGCAATGGACTGGGCGGTGGCTATGGTCACAATCCAGAAATAAAGCCAACACAAGCTTATCCTGACCCTCAGAGTCAACAACCAGAAAATAAACAATACTCTTTAATTGCAGGTGATCTTCGTAGATTAGAACAGGACCAGCGTGACGACCAACATTTAAAGGAATATGCTAAAAGAACCAAGTTAACAGAAGCGCAGGTTCTTCATGTTCTTGATTTATTGTTTGAAGGAAACTTTTAATGCTTAGTGTTGTAATTCCAGTTTGGTCTGGAACGTCATTACTAGAAGAAATGCACGTTAAGTTATGTGAGTCTGTCATAAATATGTGCGATGAACTAATTGTCTGCGAGGATGGCCCATATAGTAAGAAGGTGGCAGCGGAGTGTGATCGGTATTTAACTCACTCGGTTAGATTGGGGCACCCACAAAATTTGGCGATCGGCATTAAAAAAGCCGTTTATTCCTATATCTGTGTTTTAGATGCTGATATTGTCATTAAGAGTGGTAATTTGCGAGATTTATGTAATCAGGGCAGATTTACCGAAGCTAAGTGTCTAACCCCGCACAATAAGAAAGGATTCGTCATTTGGTGTTCCGTTACCGATAACATTACTTTAAAGAAGTATCCAATGCCTGAAGGCCCATTATTAGACTCTTGGGCGGATAGTATTCCCCGAGATTTAATAGTACAGTCTGATAAAGTAGAATACGAACATAATACTGGAATTATTTATCAAGAATGGCAGAAATTACACCGTCAAGAGATAGAGGCAGGTAAGCGATTCCCAACAGGATTTCGGCTATGATGGAATTGTGTTGTTCACGAACATGGCAGAGATTTAAATAATGGCATTACGATCTAAGTTATTCCAAGGGAATTCATATTAAGAAGATAAGATTTGAATGTGGGCATGTTTGGGAAGTTTTCTCACATGATTATCGGTATGAATATTGGAGATGTACTGGACAATTGGAATTTGATTTCAATGCTGCTTTTATGTTAGATACAAGGACTTACGCAACGCCGAACTGACGCCGTACCGTCTATAGTGGTGTCATGGTCAATAGAGTCCCAATTAATGTAGCAGCCGCTTCTCCAAACGGAACTCCTTCTCAATCCGTTGACGGTGATCCAATCAACGGACATATAATGAATTTAGATGGTAACTGTATTCTCCATATTTACAATTTAGATACAGTAGACCACACGATCACTATTCATATTCCAATATTAATTGAAGGCCAAGTGGTTAAAGATTTAATTGAAATCATCAAACCTTTCGAGAATCGATGGTTCGGAGGATGGGAGTCTCAAAATAATTTTCCATCTGGCTCTTTAGAGTTTGATGTTGATTCCTCAATGTTAAAACTCAACGCAATTCGCTTTTAACAGCGAAATACGAGCCATTCAGAGGCTCCGTACGAGTTCAGCCGCAGATCAGATCGCCCCAAGGCTTGACGGCCCCCAAGGGGCGGCGTAGCCTCTAGGTGGGGCAAGAGAGCGACCCGCTCGTTTTCCAGCCCCGTAAACAAAGTAAGAAAGGCACAGTAGTTTCTACTAGATTGAACCAAAGCTAAGCCAATAGACTAACAGGGTCAATCTACATGGCACTCGCCTTACATTTCAATTAGAAATGTTAAAGATAGCTCCTTAGGGGGTAGGGGGATATTGTATCAACTTATCTAAATCATAGTCTAATTAAATTGGTCTAATTCAGATTTTTCTAAAATCGAGTTACACGAATTTTGTGACTATGATGGGATACGCCGCATCCCCCCACCGCCATTATCACAAGAAATGACGGGTGGCATACCCCATATGTGATATCGATACACTCACATAAAGAACACATGAGATATCACATTAATGATTGATTCACTATCATTACATCACTCATAGTTGGACTACAATTATGTGACTGTCTATTAAGTGGATCACATACTACCCTCCTGTAACACTATCCCCTTATGGAATATCACACTTCTTACAAAAACCCACTCCCAAACTATTTTG